GCATATTCTTTAGGCATATCATAATATCTATAAATAGCATTGCCGCCTATAAATGTTAAATGCATTTCGCCTTCCATTTGAGTCAAAAATTTCCCAGACTCACTTTTTATCCACCGTCTTCGGCCGTGTGTAGTCTCAACTTCCACTTGCACTACTGGTGTTATAGATTGATTTAAAGTTGTATTCATTGCTCCTATAATTTCTGCAGTAGTAGCTCCTGCATAAGCTAATGCACTAAACGCATCTTTAATATCATTAAATGGCATAATTTCCTCCAATATATTATATTTTAAAAATAGAGAAAAGTATTTTACTACCTTTCCCCATTTTTGTTTAACAATTATTGCACTATGTAAACATCATAATATCCGGTCATAGCATATGCCTCAGCATTTGAATAGACCCAAATGTCAACAACACCCCAGCCGCAGCCGCAATCCATAACTGTATAAGTACCTAATCCTTCTACATAAATTTTATCTCCATAACTTAAACCTAAAGATTTACGCTAAGAATTATTTAATGCACAATATCCAGAACGAACTCCATATCCAGAAGCAGTGGCTGAACCTTCAGGGAATCCTTCTTCAGCGGTATAGCCAGTTATATACATTGTTCCAATATAATTATTAGTTGTAGATTGAGCTGGCGGCTCTGTAACTTGAACTGGAGGTTCAGTATATTCAACTTCCGTCTAAGGTTCTGTGGTTGATGTTGTTGTTTTTTCAGTAGCCATCTCGGTGACTGTAACTTCTTTACTTTTTAGTTCTGAAGAGAAAGTAGTTTCTTTAATTGTTGTTAATAAAATTTCTTTTTTTGTAGATGTTTCTTGAACTTCAATAGTAGTAACTTCAGTTGTTTTCTCTTCAGTTTCGATTTCAGAGAAAGTGCCAGTTTCTTCTGAAATTAAGGTACAATTGCCTGTTGGAGCAGATACAATTTGAGTTATAGATAAACAAGGAACTAAAAATCCAAAGCTTAACACTATAATTGCAACTGCTTTAATAATTTTATTTTTCATATTAATTCATCCTCCTAATATCTCTATTAGGCCTCAATTGTGTTAATATTAGAAATAATAAGCGTCTTTCCCTATAATTTCATAATCTTTGATAGTTATTTGTGGTTTTGAATTCCCATGCCAAGAATTTATATCACAAGTACCAATAACATTAATTGTTACACAACCCGAGTCTGTATATAAGCTATCATATTCATCCTCGGAGGACCTAAATTTCATCAGCTCTAACCCTTCGTCCCCAGGGAGAGTTATTTTTAACGTAGGGCCTTTTTGATATAAAATAATATTGTCTTTAGTAATTTTAATATTTTTTATAAGAATTAAAGGCTCTTCTATACCTTGCCCCCAATGTTTTTTCAAGCTGCCTATGTCTAAAACAGCATTTCGTAAATTTAAACTATCATTTCGATAAAACTCAAAATCAATTAAATAACTAATAGAAAAATCAAAGTCGGCAAGTTGCTCATTTGAATTCATTAAGAAAATTGGTAAATTTATTTTCTTAATGCCGCAGCCAAAAGCACTATTATGCCCTTCTGCGTACTCAAAAAGATTTGTATCTAATAAAAATTTACGGAAATTAGTTAAAGGTGAATTGGCAAAATTTCTACCAGACCCCTCTAACCATATCTCACCATCATGAACTGTTTCATTCAATATAAGCGTTGGCCGCATATATTTATTCGCCATTTGGTTTGCGACAAGACCCGTAAGATTTACATCAATGGCTTTATCGGGCGGAATAGCAATAACTAATAAACGATTTTCTAAAAGATTATTTTCTTGAATTAATCCTTCAATTATCGCCCCGCCAGCTTCTTCTGATTTTTGCTGACGATTTTTAATATTATTGCTTGTCCGAATTGCTTGTTCTACTCTGGTTTCCATTTGCCCTTTACATCCTCTCTTAGTAGAGGGGATTTGGTCATATGCTTTAAATTCAAGCATTGATTCAAAAACTAACATTTTTTCATCAAATGTTCCAGAGCGGTTTACAGCATTAACAAAAGGGGCAACATAAAATGCAATACCGAAAGGAGTCAATTCACTTCCAATGCTATATTCATTATTGGTGCATCTAGCTTTTATATGAGGGTTCCGAATATGAGAAATACCTTCGTTTATTAAAAATTTTGTTTCAAAATCTCTTAAATCCATCATATCTGCTACTAGCCCTACAGCAACTAAATCTAAATAATCATCTGCAATATCTGTGTTTAATAAATCATCAATATAACTACAAAACTTATAAACCATACCTACGCCTGATAAAGATTTAGTAGGATAATCACAAAGTTGATTATTTATTACGCAAGCATATTCAGAAACTTTTTCAGCATTATGGTGGTCAATTACTAATACATCAATGCCTTTATTATATAAAATTTCATGTTCTTGATAATCATTACTGCTACTATCGGGGGCAATTACAAGTTTTACTCCTTCAGGAATCCTGTCTAGGAATAATCCATGTTCTTTTCCATCTTGAACCCGATATATCACATTCGATTGAGTATGATATGGAAATAAGCGATTTAAATAATTAATTAATAAAGCTGCACTTGTATATCCATCGCAATCTGAATCGACTTGAACAAAAATTAAATCATTATTCTTAATATGTCGAATTAGCATTTGGGCTCCCTCATGAATTCGAGCTATTGTCGCGGGCGGGATTACATCATCCCATGTTGTGTTCAAATAATGAGGAATATCATCTTGAGTAAAACCGCGATTCATGAATACTTGTTCAACAATGGAAAGAGATTTATTTCTATCACTTCTTAGCTAATACTTCATTTTAAATAAATCCTTTCATTAAATAATTTTAAAAATTTATCTTTACCTTCATCTGTTGGTGAAGATTTATATCCCGTTATCATATGTTTATCAAAGATAAACGAAATATTAACATAATTTTTATATTTGCTATAAATTTTTTGTAAATGTTGAGTTAAATGTTGAAATTCGGCATCACCTATCTCTTGAAATTGTCTATCAAAACCAACAATAACTTCATTTGCCCCAGCCCTCATTAACATTTCCATTTGATAACTTGAGATATTACTACCACAGCATGCAACAGAAATATTATTTTCAAAGCCAAAATATGAAGCATATTGTAAACAAGATTTTTCAGATTCAAAAACTAATGCTTTTTTTAATAAACCAATATTTGTTTTTGACCAATTCAACCCATATAAATTCATACCAAGAGGATGTGAATATTGAAGTTGATTGATTATTACAGGACGATATTTTCCGAAACGCTCGGCTTCAGTTTTACACAGGGTTCGCCCACGTAATCCAATAAATCTGTTATCTTCGTCAAAATGCGGAATTGTAATTTGGTCTGCACCAGGATAAAAACCAATACTTGCCTGTTCAATCACTTCTTGAGATATATTATCTTTAAGCCAAGGAAGAATTTTGACAGTATAATTTAATCGAGATAAAATAACATCGTCATATTCCTTTAATACAACTTTTCCTTTAAAAGCTGCGTCTTTAGCAATTTCTTTTACTCTATCATACTTTTCTAAATAAGACCAATCTTCAAGACTTAAAGTGTTACCTTCATCATAATTGAAACTTAAAATTCCAAACCGATATGCAATATATCGTACAGCATCATTTAAATCAAAAACTTTATTATGCTGAATCCGCATTACTTTAATAGTTAATTCAAAAATATCAAAAGTATCATCACAGCCAGTATAACATTTAAATAATGTGCTATTGGAATAGTAGTATAGTTTTCGACTTCCCTCTCCTGGGACGTTATGACATATAGTGGCGGAAAGTATTCCGAAGTCAGTATACTCAGGTTCGCCTCCCCATTCAACCAAGAGGTCAAAAATATTATCAATTGTTAAACTTTGCCGAATTTCTACTTTATCATATGCCATTTAACTCACTACAACTTTTGTACAATGTCCTTTCAAGCCAAATTCACGATTTACGTAATCAACCAGAAATTTCTGTGGGTCATTTACCTTTTTAGACTCAGCGGCAAGAAGACCTTGAGCCAAGCTTCTAGGCATCTGATATTCAAATTCTATGCCATAAAGCGGGCTATTATCCCACATCTTTCTTATATTTAAATTTTCATTAGTACCATTCATAATTTTTTCTCCTTTTTTAAAATGCTGATGTTTCATCAACTTTAATTATTGTATCTTCAATTGGAATAAACTCATAAGTATATGTCGTACAGAATATTGGGTCTATGCGGCAAGTACCTAAATTAGCTTTACACCAAAGATATACTCCTTTATATCGACCACGTCGATTTTTATATATTGAAAGTTTTAAGGTTGGTTGTTCATATATCCCGCCAGCAAGTATTGAATCTAATGACTCGATATCTTCTGTTGTTACCGGAAGCAAAATTGAACCAACATCAATTTTATCTGCAATAGCTTTTGCTCCTCGCAATAAGTTTTGGTCTGGAGTTTTTGAATCTTGATAATCCGCATTTAACTGAGTAGAAGATTCAATAAACACTCCATATTTATTACATAAATCTTTTAAACGAATAGATAACATAAATAAAATATTATCTTCACGCAATTTAACGCCGCCGGAACGCCGTGTAATTTCTTCCAAGATTTTTAAACTTGTATGAATATAATCATGACACGTTATTCTTTAGTTTCCTAAAGCGCTGACTATCTCTTACTGCGGATTACCAAATTTTTTAATATTTTTTAACAAAAATTTAGTAACCGCAGGACACCTTTTCGAAGTGTGTATCAATAACACTCCTACGCTGCCGTTCCGCAGCTAGTCGATACAGGTTTATTGGACATTTTTCCAAGTTCTGCCAGAACAAATATCAGCAATTGTACTTTTTGATATATGATATTTATCTGCAAGTTTTTGATAAGATAATTTTAGTTCTTTACGATCTTTTTTAATCTCATGAACAATTTTTTCATTAAGTTTAGTATGTCTACCTGCTTCAAAAACTTCTGGCATTACTCTGCTATAGCGTTTACCAGTCCAAATATTTAAAAAAGAATTATAATGAAGTCTATCTTTATAAAACTTATTATAAATTTTTGTTGGACTTTCTTTTCGCTAATAAGCTTTTCTCAATTCAATTACTTCTGATTCTGAAAGTTTAGCTTGTCCCCAAATTAATTTATAACTATGGTCATCTGATTTAGGTTTAGAACAATTTTTCCCGCCTGGCTCAATATTATATCCATTCGGTATCTAGCAATTAAACAATGAAATATAATAAATTTCAAAAGCATTTAATTCTTCAAATGTATTTATATTATCAATTAATACTTCATATTTAAAATTTTCATATCCATATTTCCTAAAAGCCTAATGAATAACTGAATTATATTCTGAACTTTTTGGATTTTTATAATTGCTTTTATGCTAATTTCGCCTAATTCGATGGTCATTAATAGTTTGACCTATATATTTATGACCATTTATTAAATTTGTATAACAATAAATTGCTCCCATTAGAAGCACCTCCTATTTTTCATTCTATAATAAATGAAAAATAAAAGAATTAAATTGACTACTTTCGTCCAAAATTTCCCACGGGATTCCCATGCTTAATAGTTTAGGGTTCCCCGTTAGCCATTATTATTAATGACCCCGGTGATGAGCCGGAAAAGTGTTACACAGTCCCACACCCTTTTCGGGTTGAACACATAGCTAGTATTATGGTCGCGGATTCCGCGTCTGATGCAATCTTCAACATCTTGAAGAGAAAAGTCTGGAAGCGTTTTTATATAAATCGGACTATTGGTTAAAATCTCTGCTGCTTTAAATGCTCTAGCCTCTTCGTCTCCATCATATGTGCTTGCTAAAATATGTTCTTCATTTACATTGGATAAAAATGCAATCATCATAGTTTGAATTTCTTCAAGCTCCTGTTCTGTAGTAATATATAGAACGGGTTCAGCGTTACCAATTTCTACCCAACCTTCGCCATCCACATACATGCGATTGCAGCCGATATAACAAGCATCAGCAATCATTGACCGCGTTTTACCAATACCAGTAGGAGCAGAACGAAGATAAAACTTTTTAAGTCTTGCTCCTCTTGTAACTGTATTAATGTATTTTCCATATAGCGGCAATCCAGCTTCTGGAAATTCTTTTAATCGTTCTAGTAGTCCTATAATACCTTCACCAGCTTGTCGCGGCTCAGTATTTTCGTCATCACCATATGTAATTTTTACTCGATCAATTTTTTCATCTATTTTATTTACTATATCTTGCAAAGAAGCATTGTCTAAAAATTCTTCTTGAATTTGTTGTTTTTTTACATCCATAAGATTATCAGGGTCATATATATCAGAAACATCAAGTCCTACTTGGTCTTGATATGCCCGAAGCAAACTCATTTTTTTCATTCGACCATAATAATAATCAAATGTAGTTTGAGAAGCAGTTTGAGATATTTTTGTTAACCATTCTGCTCCATTTTCTTTTCTAAATACACTTTCACTTTTAGGGCGGGTAGATAAAAAGTCAATAATATTTTCAATAGTTATAGTTTCCGCCCCAAGCTCATGTAATTTATATATAGACCCAAAAACAATTTTATGAAATTCATTTGGGAAATCATAATCGGTTATTTTATATTTATCTGAATAATCCAATAGCTGAGGAGTATTATAAACACAACCAATTACTTGCATTATAGCGGTTGTATCAACATAATTACTCATTAGCTCCCTCCTCGTCTAAAAATGAAAAAGCAGTACTTTTTTTCTTTTCTATCATTGGCTTTTTAATTGTAATATATTTGGTTGCAGTTGTTTGATTCAATAAATCTTGATTTTTTTGTTTTAATAATTGTTTTAACTTATAAAATTCTTTTGCTTCTTCATATTTGTAAGGAACAATACCAACTGGATTATCCTTATAGATTGGTTCACCTTTCACAATATACCAATATCGTAAAGTTCCATGAATTCCACTATAAGTATATCCATTTTGTTCAATCATTTTTTGAATTTGTTTTTGAATATTGGGCGGAACAAATTCATAATGACATTGAGTCATTAAAAATTCATAAAGTTTTTCTTGCGGCGTTTTTTCACGCAATTTATCTTTTTCGGCACAAGCTGTATGCATATAACGGCCGCCGCCCATATCGACACAATCCGCAGAACTTTTCTTAATTGGCTTTTTACAAAAAGCACACATTACATTATCTTTTGGGTCAACAATTTCATATTCATTTTTTTCAATCCCATTTTGAAAAGCATCTTTATAACAATCACTATGGGCATATCGAAATCTTGTTCCAGCTGGGATTTGCACAAAAGGAAGAATATCTCTATTAAACTGTTTACCACAATATTTACAAGTTACAATTGCCAATTCTTTCACCACTTTTCTATACTTATATTATATCATATTTTTTATAAAAAATCAACCTGATGTTTCCATCAGGTTAATTTTAGAAAAGGTGATTATTTATTTACAACTTCGTCCTTAATCTCTGTGACAATCAGATAAACAAGTTCTGCTTGGTCAGGTGTTGTTTCGGAAATTTTCTTTCCTTTACCAAGGTACTTTTCAATTGCCTGAGTAATATAAGGACCATATTTTGCCTTATCTTTTTCCATAAGCGGAGTAATAAGAGTCTGGAATTCAGTCATCAAAGCTTCATAATCATAAGTCATGGCAACTGGTCCAACTTCTCTTTCTTCTGTTACGAATTTACCATTAGAAGCTACAGCTTCTTTTTCAATAGCATCAGTAAGAGCTTTTGCAAGAGACTCATAATTAAAATCAATAACTGGTTCAATGTATTTAAAGCGGCAACCGCAAGCAATACGACCATCAGAAGAACGAAGCATCAATTTTACTTTAGAGCCTTCGTCTGTGATAAAAGTTTTTGCATAACCATAAAGGTCAGCCATATTTTCAATTACCGCAAGTGCAGACTTCTGAGCGGCCGGACGAATCTTTGTAATTTCCTTACCAGTAGTATCTTTTTCAGTATATTCATTCTCATGAGAAATAAATACTACGGCATATCCCATCATCGTTAGTCCACGAAATACATCTTCAAATTCTTTCTTATATTTACTCCAGCTATTTGTTGCCCAGCCGCCATCGCCCATATTGTCGATGCCAAGCTGATTACAAATATATTTTTGACAAAGGTCTGCGGCAATATCAACGGTATCAATAACAATTGTTTTATAAAGAGCCTGAACTTCGGGCTTTTTCAATTCACGATATACTTGTTTCATTTCACCCCAAGTATTTACATCCTGAGCAATAATTCCAGGAATCGCATTATATCCACGCTCAAATGCCAAAAGCAAAGCTGATGGCATCTGAGTAGCAAGGGTGGTTTTACCAGTTTTAGGTGCTCCGTAAATGTAAGTAATATATCCGCTAAGGTCTTTACTCACCTTATGAGGCTGCAAGTCAAGTAGATTAATAGCCATATATCATTACTCCTTTAATCAAAAGTGAAACTCGCCGTCATCTGCGGCCGCAGCATTGTTCGCAAACGCACTAGGTGCATTATTCTTGTTTGCAAGATATTCTGCACGCTCTTTCTTCTTAGTCGCAAGATTAGTCTCTCTATCGGCAAGACCTTTCTTAATTTCCGCAGCACTAATATCGCAATCTTCTCCAATTTCATATGGGTCTTTCTTTGCCCAATTAATTACAAAATCCTTATGAGAGTTTGTAAATTCGCGGACATAAGACTCACCAAAGGCACCCTCTTCTTCCTTACGAGTTACGGTAACAGTAGAAACTTGCTGGCCGCGAACACGAGTAAATACAGGATTCTTTTCGGAAGCATCCAAATCTTCAAAATAGGCAATTGCATTCGGATTCAAAACCGTATATTTAACAGGAAGAAAATCATTGCGGAAATTCATCACATAGCCATTAACAATTGCTCTTTCAGGAGTTTCCTTCTCTTCATCTGCATCAAAGTGCTGCACTTTATAGATAATAATATCACTATCAAAGGTTGCACGAGCTTTTTCATCTTCATTAAGAGCATCTACGGAACTAATAAATCCGCCTTCGTTTCTCATGGCACTAACAAGCTCTTCCTTGCCATCTCTATCTACATAGAACTCATTAACATCCATTGCGGTGTCAACAACAAACTTCTGAGCCTTGTCCTTGCCATGCTTCATAACAGAACAAATATTTTCATCTATAATATTAGACAAAGTCTTAAAAGTTCTATTCTCACTTCCACTCTTGGTAAGAGCAGTCACATAAGTAAAATGAATAGATACAATATTAGTCATAGCATCATCGGTAGCCAACTCAATTGTACCCGTAATATAAGGAGTATTCGGAGACTTAGAATTAGCTCCAGTTACTTTCTTTTCCAGCTTATGCTGATAAAGATATCCTTCTACATGGTTTCTGTTAAAAATCTGCTTTTTCATTTTTCATTTCTCCTTTTTTAATCGTTAATAATAAAATTTCTGCCTTTTTCTGTTAGTTCGTATATACAAGGTTCTTTTCCTGTTTTATTACAAAAACCATCAGAAACCAACTTTCTTAAAGCTCCCGATACTCCGCGAGCAGAAACGCCCATACCTGTCGCCGCATCTGAACTTTTAAAAGGTCCTTCTGGAATTTGATTTTGAAGATATTTCAAAATTGCTTTTCCATTATCGGTAAGAGCAGGTTTTTCTTTTTCTGTAGCAAGAATTGCCAAATAATTCTTGATATTATTTGTCATCAACGATTCTGCCAGTTCCGGATTTGCTTCAATAAGTTTATTTACGAAATCTAAAAATTCATTAGACATTAATTTATATCCTCTTTTCATTTCTTATTACATATATATAATAACATATTTTTTATAAAAAATCAACTGTTCTTATCCTCTATGATTTCATCAAGAAAAATTAAATCTTGTGCATAAGGTAATTCTCGTGCCCAACAAATAAAATCTTCTCTCCATTCTGGAAGTTTATGGTTGCGGCGTTGGCTTTTTGAGCATATTGCTAAAAGATTTTCATAATTCATAGTAACCGTCCTTTTTTGACACCAAGCGTTAGGAAGCAATTGAATCAATGCTCGCCAGTAGCGGATATCTTTTGTTTTATTATATTTTTGACGAAGTTTTTCGCATAAATCAATAAGTTCATCAACACAAGAACCAAAAGATACAAATAAATTATCTTCGCACATATTTAGTTCATCATTTACTTTATCCAATAGAAAACAATCTCGTGTAATTGGCGTTTCGGCCAGTTTGTGCATTGTAGAAGTCGAGTTAGCTACGGTCCCCACTTTGTAGGTATCTGCTTCCTTCCACCAATACAATGGAGCCGTAATATCTACACTTACGAAAATTTGACGCAAGAATTTACGATGCTCTGGACCGCCACGAATAAGGCGTTGAGCTAGATTCATATCTTTTGGCCCAATATAAGCAACTTCACCGAATTGTTGAATTGGATTTATTTTTAAAGTTCCATTTTCTTTTAACCATTCTTCTCTATACAAAAGATGTTCTTCAAAAGATTCATCCTAGGGCTGATATCCATCTTGAACAGTCCAATCTTCTGCGATGCCACTAACTTCATCAAATTCGGGTATATTAAAATTTCTTAACCCAAAAACGCTATCGCTTAAATGCCAAGAATTTTTTGGATTACGCATTCCACGAAATGCTCCATTGAAGTTAAAAACTTCTGTATTTTCAAATTTTAAATGTTCCATTAATTATCCTCCATATTGTTTGCTGTCAAATGTGATTCGTAACTCGTTGCATTTGCCATATTAGTAATTTTATTCCAATCACTTGTATTAATAGTGTTTGGAGTAGAAGTGGTCCAAGTAATATATGGACTAGGATTAATTGTTATTGGGCTAGAAACTTCATCAATAGATGGACGTATACTTACTCCCTACTTTGTTGCACCTTCATCATAAGCTTCTCTTAAAAGCTGTTCTAATTCATCTTTTGGTAATTCAATATTACCACGTTCATTTGTAGTAAAAACTTTAATCATTTTATTACCTCACTTAATACTATATCCATAATCCTTACAATGAAAAAGATTTTGATAAAAATCTTCTTTTTCATTTAACTGCTCTTTTGGGCATTCAGCCAATAGCTTAAAAGTAAAATTTTCTACTCCTTCACTGAACATAGCAGGATATAATTTATTTTTAGTTGGGGTTTCAGCACCAATGCCTCGTTTAATGTGTTGCTTCCAGCGTTCAGCCACATCAACCGCTTGTCCAACATATGACATACCATTGTTAATATTTGTTATTTTATAAATACCAGTTTTTTTATTTGGACCAATAGTTCGACCAATTAAATCCATATATGGTTTTTCATAATATACTTTCCATATTGCTTTATTGAGAGCAAGAGGATTACGTATTTTCGGAAGAACTGTGCGTAAAACTTGAATTTCAGCTAAATCTTCTTCTGGAATAATAAGTCGATGAAAATCTATTCGGGATTTTTCGGCAGACTCAAGTTTATGTGCTTCAACTGCCGCATTAATAACTTCTTCAATATCTTGTAGTTGAGTTTTTAAAGTTGCTATATTGGCGGCAATAGTTTTACTTTCTTCTTGTTTCTTTTTAATATCTTCATCAGCGGTGTGTGTCATTTCTGCCATCACACTTAAATATTCTTTTAAATATTCATCTTCCGCTTGACGATATTTTTCTCCAGTTTTTTCTAAATGACTTTCAAGTTCTTTTTCAGCAATTGCTAAATTCGATTTTAAAAATTCTTCTTTCGCATGTTCCGCTTCTTCTTTAACGTTATCAACTTTAAATGTAGCATCATCAATTTGTTGATAAATATTATAAAGTTTTTCAGTTTCTTCTTTAATTTGATTTTCAATAATAGTTTTAGAATTATTTAATTCTAAATTACGTTGAGCTAATTTAATATTCTCCGCTTCAACCTAACAATTTTTTATTTGAATTTCATCTTTTGGCTTTTTCCAACAAATAAACCATACAATTAAAGCGGCGATTAAGGCTCCAATTATTCCTCCAATAATATAAGGCATACATTTCCCTCCTTATAATTAAAAAATAAGAGGGGGTAAGTTGCCTTACCCCCTGATTCTTAATTATTCAGCAGCGGGAGCTTCCTCAGCATCAGGATCAAAATTGAAACCCTCATCAGTCAGCTTCAAAAATTTTACACCCTTATGGGTGCCATCCTCAAGTTCCACTTCTGCGGGAACGCGAACGCCCAGACCTTTCTTCTGAATAGCGGAAGTAAAGCTACCATCAACGCTTCTCTTCTCGATGCCAAGAGCCGCAGACACATCAGCTGCAGTGACATCCTCGCCGTCATGCTCCTTTAGATAGTTAAGAATTCTCTTGCTATTTTCTTTCATTGCCATAATACATTTCTCCTTTGTCTCTATATTTTTTTAATTAAAGCAATTTTTTAAAGCTTTTTCTTTAGCTTATGTAAAAATTATATCAAAAAATTTTTTTAATGTCAAGAATTTTGTTCTTCCATAAGTTTATCAAGCTCTTCTAATATCATGCTATCAAGTAGAACTATATCACGCATTGATTTTATTCTACTACTTAATTTTATGATATTATTTTCAGCATCTTGTCTTTCTTCAGAAGTTGTAGCTTTTGAGCGTCTAAATTCTTGGAAAGCAATTTTTTTTGATAAACCTTTTAATTCTTTTTTGTTCATTCTTTAAATTTTTCTCCTTACTTTTTACAATTATATTGTAGCAAAAATTTTTATAAAAATCAAATCATTGCGTTGAATTGTTCTTCTGAAATGATTGGAATACCTTTGTCTTTGGCTGCCTTATTCTTGGTACTTGTACTCTCAATATCATTGTTAATTAAATAACTAGTGTTGCCGCTAATAGACCCAACTACTTTACCCCCATGCTCTTCAATAACTTTTTTCAGAGCATCCCTATTTGCGTAAGAAGTTAGCCGCCCAGTGATTACAAAGGTTTTTCCTTCTAAGGTATTATTATCTTCTGGTACCTGTGGCTCTTTTATTCTTAGATAATGATATACCTCATCAGCTTCTGAATAATTAAAATTCCACAATGAATCACTTTTTGCTTCGGCAAATCCATCCCAATTATAAAAAGGATAATGGTCAGTTACCATATCGCGGAATTCATCATATGTTTTTACATATTTAACAATTTCTTTAGCTACATTATTTCCAATAAGCGGAATTCCAATAGCAGCAATAAATTTATCTAATTCACAATCTCTAGATGCTTCAATGGCGGCAAGTATATTATCTACTGATTTTGGGCCGAAGCCTGCTTTTGTCTTCCATTTTGGAGCATATAGAGGTAAATTATAAATATCAGATAACTGTGAAACCCAACCCCAGTCAATAAGTTTCTCAAGAGTGGCCTTAGATAGCCATTTAATATCTAGTCCTTTTTTTGAGCAGAAATGGTCTAGTCTGTTAATTAACTTTGAACTGCAATTTTCATTACTGCATACTAATACTTTTGATTCATTTATTTGTTGAATAATAGTTTTTTCTCCACAGTAGGGACATATTTTTGGAATTAATAAAAATTGTTTTTCTTTTAACATTCGTTATTTATATACTCCCATATTAATTTATTATTTTTTTTATCTTTTCCGGCCGATTTTCTTACACCTCTACAACAGGCACTAATATTAGATTGAGGAATATTATATTTTCGGCCAGCTTCTGAAGCACTTTCAAAAACTTCTCCAGTATTTATTAATTTAACTTTCTTTTTAGTAGCATCAGTAGCTTTTTGTCTTATTTCCTCAAATCGTTCTGGATTATTTTTTCTCCATTCTTTAGCTGCTTCTTGCCCAATTTTTATATTTTTTTTAAAATCCTCTGGATTTTCTTCTCTCCACTATGCACATTTTTCATGTAAATTTATAAGTCTTTTTTCTTCTAGTTCTGGATTATTTTTTCGCCATTCTTGAGCAGCAGCAACTGCTAAAGGCTATATTTTTTTAATATGCTCCTAAAGTTTATCTGGATTGTCTTGCCAATATTTTTGACAATAAGTAAAACCTCCATCTCCGCCTTCTGTAAGATTAAATCCAACCCCTTCAAAAGTATTATACTTTTTTATATAAAATTTTTCTTTTTCTTCGATTTGCTCAACTGGAATATTATCTTCTAAAATTTCAATAACAAAATCTTCATAATGTTTTCTTAATAAGTTATGAAAACGCTAATTCCTTCTATATTCATTAAGATGTTCTTTTTTTCTTTTTTCTAAATTATTAGTATACCCTATATATTTTTCTTGAGTTGGAATATAAGTATAACAATAGATTAAACAATTTGTGTTCATAATAAAAACTCCTTTATACATTTATTTTTCATAAATATATAAAAATTATATATAATAAATTATTTATTTTTGACCAAGCCTATTAATAATCCTTATCGGCTTTAATGACTTGTGGAATAATCATATTTTGCATTGCTATTTCTATTTTTTGCCCAATATAAGGATGTTCTCCTAATAGTTCTTCCATAATACTAATATTATGAAGATTTGCCCTAGTTACGATAGAATCTCCTGTATCTACGGGGTCAAAGATAGCAACTGGCGTAAGAACTCCTGTTCTACCCATTGTCCATTCAATATTTCGAAGTGTAGTCTCATAAGTCTTGTCATAGAATTTATAAGCCTTGGCTCCGAGAGGGTGATGGCTAGTACTACCAAGAGAATTATAATAGGCTCCATCATTATATTTAAATACTAATCCATCTATTGGATAAAATAATTTTTTTGCTTCTTGTTTTAAAAAACTAATAGTATCTTCCAATGAATGATAAGGCAAACAACAATAAGGTACAGTTATAAAACCATTACTTTTTAAATTTTCTAAATCGCACATTAACCATTCATCATTAAAATCATTATTATCCCAGATACAATCCCAAGCAACAAAAGTTAAATTGCGGCTATATGATTCCTCAGAATTAAGAAGTCGAACACTGCCAGCAGCAAAATTACGAGGATTTTTATATTGGGCAGCAAATGGTTCAAAATCATCATATTTACAAATTACTTCACCATCAACAACTAAAGCTCCCTTATAATCAATGCGTTTGGGGATACTTTTAATTACTCTTGCATTGTGAGTAATATCTTCTCCAATATAACCATTTCCGCGTGTTTCTGCTCTGACTAGCCTACCATCCTTATATAAAAGAGAACAAGTTAATCCATCCATTTTAAGCATAGCGATACATTCTTTATCACCACAAAATGCTTTAATATCTTCTAAATCCTTTGTTTTATCAAGGGAAAGCATTGGATGATTATGCTCTACCTTATTAAGTTTACTTACTTCTTTGAAATAAATTTTATCAAGACAAGTATCTTCAAGTTCTCCTGGATGCTCTTCCATCCATTTCTTAACTTCAAAATACATATTATCCCATTCTTCATCAGACATTATAGGTTCGCCGCGGTCATATGCTACAGTAGCTTCTGCCAGGGTTTGGCAGAAGCTCTGAGCTATTTCTTTGGATGAAATAATATAACTATTCATTATTTTCTCCTTTTAAAAACACGAAAAGGATATTTGATAAATTCAAAAATATCTTTGAAAAAAATGTTCCTATCATATATCATAAAATATTCATCACGCGTCATTTTTATTATCTCCTTTTACTCTATTTAAAATTGGTTTATAAGAATTAAAAAATTTCACATATGGATTATAAATTGGATTTGAAGATAACTCTAAAAGAAATATTTTTAAAGCTAAATGATTAAATAAGCAAATATCATCCATTATATCTTACTTACTCCTATTACATTATTGTCTTTTAAAATCTGATTACCAATAGATGTTCTTCCCAATGCAGGAAGTTCTTTTGCGGAAATACAAATTGATTTAGTTTTACCAACTACAAGAAGATTATCTTCATCTGAAACCATAGCAGCACAAACTACTTTACCAGAACTCTCGGTAGTTTTATAACAACATAAACCTTTGCCGCCACGACGCTGTGTTACAGATTCACTAGGAAGAATCTTTTTTCCGAGGCCGCGTTCAGAGAATAACGCTAACGAGTCCTTGGGGTCTCTAGCAGCGAGAGCCGCCACTACTTTATCTCCATCATTGAGGGTAATACCGCGGACGCCAATGCTTGTTCTACCTACCGCATTAATATCAGTAGAATTAAACCGAATCACTTGACCCTGTTCTGTTACCAGCATTACTGGTTCCTCTTTGATAAGAAATACAGAAGCTAATTCATCGCCTTCAACTAAAGTGATTGCCGCCAATCCGCTTTTCTTACGAGTCTTAACATAATCTTCAAGAGGTGTCTTTTTTACCGTACCATTCTTTGTTACAAAGAATACATACTTTGCATCTGTATCTCTATAAATAGAATAAATAACAGTTGGATTTTCATCCATTTCCATATCAACAAGAGCTTTCACGCTCATGCCTTTTGAGCTATTCGTTCCTTCTGGTACATCATCAACAGGAAGTCTATACATCTTGCCTTTATCGCTAAATACCATAAGTGAATCAACAGTATTTGTGCGAATAATCATAGATGTAATATCATCTTGTGTTTTAATCCCTTTACCATTTCTTTTTTGAGGTTTATAGTTGGCAGAGGGAACGCGTTTGATAGTTCCGCCTTCCGTCAAGATAATAATACAATCTTCAGGCTGAATATCAGGAACTTCTTCTTTAGCTTCACTACTAATGGTTCTAATAACTGTTCTTCTATCGTCGCCATACTTTTTAGCGACTTCACGCCAGCCATTAATAATTTCATTATTAAATAATTCTTCTGTATTGAGTATATTCTCAATACGAGCAACTTCTTTGAGCAAATCTTCTTTTTCATCTTGAAGTTTTTTAATTTCAAGATTAGCAATTCGACTTAGTTTCATATCAAGAACAGCTTTAGCTTGGTCTGCATCCAAAAGAAAATTCTTAATCAAAGCTGCTTTCGCATCTGCTGTCGATTGAGATTTTTTAATTGTTTCAACTACTTCTTCAATTCGAGCTAAACAAATAAATAAACCATCAATAATATGAATACGGAATTTATATTTATTTAAATCATATTCAAATCCGCGTCTATAAATTTCTTTCTCATGGTCAATATGAGCTTGAAGCATTTCTTTCCAAGTAAACACTTTTGGGAAACGACCATTATCAAGCATTGTAAAGTTAATACTTACATAATATTGTAATGAAGTATTTTTATACAAATAACGAATAATTCTGTCAGGATTGATTGACTTACCAAGGTAAATCTTAATTAAAACATCTTTACCTGTTAAATCATTGTGTCTCTCAATTCCAGGATTATCTTCACTCTGCTCAATTGCTTCAAGTTCAGCACAAATTGTATTCGTATATACGCCATATGGAATCTCTTTAACAACCAAACAATGTTCATTCATATCATAATCAATAATTGAACGAAGTTTGCAGGCGGAACCAGTTCCGCGTTTCATAGATTCTTTAACATCTGGCTCATTGATAAGTACAGCTCCAGTTGCAAAATCAGGAGCACAATAAATTTCATCAAAACTACAATTAGGATTTTTAATTAAAGTCTCAAGAGCTTTATTAATTTCTCTAAGATTGTACTGCGGGATTGAAGATGCCATTCCGATACCAATACCGGTCGTGCCATTAACCAAGTTATAAAATCCTTTAGATGGGAGAACCGCAGGGTATTGCTGTGTGTCCTCATAATTATCTCTCCACTCTGAAATTGTATCTTTATCAATATCATTAAATAAACATTGAGATACAGCACTCAATCGAGTAGAAGTGTAACGGGGGGCCGCCCAGTTACCAGACTTAATCAGCGAGCCACCATTACCTTCAACATCAATAAGCGGATACCGCATAGCAAAAGGCTGACCCGCTCGCATAATAACTCCTTCACAAGAGCTATCGCCGTGAATATAAAAATCAACCATCGCTTGACCAATAGCATTATTGGTTTTCTTAAATGCTTTATCATGGGTCAATTTATGCTGATACATTGAATAGAAAATCTGTCGGGCGGAGGGCTTCAAGCAGTCCCGAACATCAACTAGTGCTCGACTTTGAAGAACTGCACCACTATATTGAATAAATGATTTTTTAATAATAGGTTCTAATTGACTCATTCTGCTACCTCACTAAAATCAACATTATTGAAGATGAAATCTCTTCTTGGCTCAACAGACTCACCCATTAATTGTTCAAGCAATTCCATTGCTTCCTGAGTATATTCCATTGTATCCATTCTTTGGAATTCATCAGTAAACATTGATTCTCTTGCTTCTTCTGGTTCAAGAGTACCAAGTCCTTTACAACGCTTGACCGCACCTTTTACAGTGTTCTTTACCGCATTATATTCTTCATCGTTATAAAAATAACTTCTTTTCTTTCCAGATGTGATAATATAAAGTGGAGACCGCAGCCAACATAAGCGACCTTCCTTTAAAAATTCTGGAGCGAGGTAGGCCAATGCGCTCATGATGAGTAGTCCAATGTGGTATCCGTCTGAATCCGAATCGGTACAAATTCCAATTTTACCATATCTTAGTTTTTTAGAATCATATTTACCAGGAGTAATATTCATAGCGCTCAAAAGAAGTTTAATTTCTTCATTCTGGAAAATATCTTCTTCACTATTTGACAAACAGTTAATAATTTTACCTCTAATAGCAAGAAGGCCATATTTTGTATAATCACGACTCTGAGCCATACCGCCCATAGCGGAGTCACCTTCTACAATCAATAAAGTAGAATTCTGACCCAAAAACTCAGCATCTTTCAATTTATCAGAAGCAAATACTTTTCTACGCTGATTCTTTTCAACATCTTTTGCCGCCTCCAGCACACTACGTCTAGCCTTTTCCGCCACCGCATCAGCTTTAGCAACTTTCTTTAAATAATCAACTATGGTATAAAATTCATCCTTATATGCTTTTTCCATAGTTTTTAGACCATCAGAGAAAGCATTTGATGCCATAGTCCTTAAATTTGAATTGTTAATCTTTGTTTTTGTCTGATTGGCGAAACTGGGTTGAGCGACAGAGCAATTAATTACATAAAATAAATTGCCGCGAATCATATCGCCATCAAAATTTTCACCAGACAAAGAATTAAATGTTCGTGTAAGGGCGGTTTTAGCTCCAGTAATAGGACTACCGCCTTCTGGACATCTCAATCCATTAACGAAAACATATGATTCTTCATGTTTACTACCCCACTGAAATGCAATTTCAAGTTTATCATCGCCGCTTTGAATCGACGAAGTAATAATATGATTTTGTAGTGGGTTAGGAAGATTGTCTTTAACAAAATCTATAATTCCATTTTTTGCACAGAATTCTCTTTTTTCTTTTGTATTTTCGTTTGTAACTATGAAAGAGATGCCGCTATATAGATAACTAATATCTTTGATATCGTTACAAATTTTTTCATAAGAATATCCAATCTCTCCCGTTTTAAATACTTCTGGGTCTGGAATAAATGCGACGATAGTTCCATTAGGCTGGTCAACTGTAAATTCGTCATAAAGACTTAGCTTACCTTGCTCAAATTTAGCGTGAGCACCTTTACCATCCCTGATTGAATAAACTTCAAACCATTTTGAACTTAAACATACACATTTAGCTCCGATGCCATTAAGTCCAGATACATTTTTATATACTGAATCATTAAACTTGCCACCAGTATGAGATTTAGTATAGATAGATACGAGAACATTCTCCCCATCTTCTCTTGTTCCAAAAGGAACACCTCGACCATAATCTCGTACGCGAATAGCATTTTTTTCTTCATCAACAGAAATTTCAATTTTATCTCCAAAACCAGCAATTGCTTCATCTGTAGAGTTATTGATAATTTCTTTAAGAGCCTGATAAGTTCCTTCATTATCATCAGACCCTAAATACATTTGTATTCTTGTACGAACGCCTTCGCGGAAATTTAATGATTGAATATCGTTAATACCATATTCGGTCATATCTTAATCTCCTTTTACTCTTATTTCTATATATATTATATCATAAAAAAATAAAAAAGTCAATTTTTTCAATTGACTTTTTACCATTTAATTTCTTCTAAACTACTTAATTCATTTTCTGGGTGGATTGACATTAAATCTATATAAGTTGGGATACAGATAATTTTATTATCTGGTAGAAAATCACGAAATGCTTCGACTATATCGCTTAATTCTTCCATTCCCTCAATTTGATCAACATCAAATTTAATTACTAAAATATCTTTTGAAGATAAATCTAACTTTTTTAATTCATATTCCATGTTGCTGCAATCCTCCCAGTAGCTAAATTATCAGCCATTTCATTCCATTTATTTCCGCTATGTCCTTTTACTTTTTTAAATTTTACTTTATATCCTTGCTGAATTAAATCATAAAAAGCGGAAATTAAATCCATATTTTCCGGTTGCCGCCCATCGCTTTTCTTCCAATCATTTTTAAACCAACTATACATCCAAGTTTCAAAAGTATTTATAGCATATGAAGAATCAGAATATATCGTTAAATTATGTTTACCATAATGAATAGTTGCCCATAAAATAGCTTTCATTTCTTGACGATTATTAGTGGTATTATTTTCTTTATGAGAATAAGTAGTAATTAAATTTTCATTATCATCTAAAACTACTACTCCATATCCTCCTGGACCAGCACTTTTAGCGTTTTGTGAGCAGGCCCCGTCCGTATAACATATCATTTTATCAAATTCCTTTATTGTTTTTCTTATAATAATTATACTAAAAAATTTGGAAAAAGTCAAGTAGAAAAAAATAAAGCCCCAAGACATAAGTCTCAGGGCTTTGATTATTAAAACGATGCTTATACGCCTTCGAAAGGCTCACCTTCACCAGGTTGAGGTTCCATCGTATAATCTACTTCTGGTTCAAAAGTTTTTTCTAATTTAATTTGATTTTCTTTCTTTGCTTTATTATAATAAAAACCTTGACTTACACCATATGCTGTCCAAGGGAAAGCAACCATAGCAGTTAACCAAGGTAATTCACCAAAATATTGTTTATCAATACAAATAAAAGCTAATATAATAAAAGCAATAGTCATAATCCAAATTAGAGCAGACTCTTGAGCAACAAGAATTTTAGAAAATTCTTTTTTCTTTTTCTTGAGTTTTTGTTTTTTCATATTATCAGACCTTTTTTAAATAATTTAAATCAAGCCATCCAGCTCCAGATTTTAATTTGCCAAATCCGTTTTTCTCTTCCACAATTGTAAATGCTTGGCCGAAATAAACCATACCTTTATGTCCATGATTTTTATCTGCCGCAAGCCAAATATATAATCCTAATGCGGTTACTTTGGCAATATAAGGTTTAAACACCGTAGTAGGTGTATTATGTTTTTGAGGATAGACTTGCTCACCTTTACTATTATATACATAATAAGTAGCTCCCATCTTATCACATAATGCTTTAGCATTGTCAAGATTAGCATAAGCACCAATTTGACTACTAATATCATTCCAACTTTTTCTTACTCTATATAATTCTCCACTAGGTTTTGTTATAGTTGTGGTAGTAGGAAGATTTTTAAAAGTAATGCTATTAGTATATTTTACAGAAGTAAATGTTTTGTCTACATAGAAAGCTTCTTCAGGTTTTAGTTGTTTGCCAGTAGTTTTATTTACCCAGGAACCTTTACTATTTTGAACCCATCCAGAACCTGTAAATTTACCAGTACCAACAGCTATATGGAAATGATAACCAGTAGCATTACCATCTTTTCCTTCACGGAACATAGCTTGGCCGCGAGTAAATTTTTGACCTTCTTTTAATTTACTTAAATCATCATCTTCTGGGTGTGTAACTAAAATAGTTACATAATCAGTTCCAAAAGGGCCAGTCACTTTCGACGTAGACTCGAGCCATATGGTGTTTGTTTTACGAGAATTATTTACTCCATAAATATGTGCTATACGTATTTCATCACAAGGACAATAAAAATAATCTCTTCCGCTATCCTAGCATGCTTCATCAATAGGGTAGTCTGCTGGAGCACCTTGAGAATGCGGAGAATGTGAATATGAATTGCTATAATTCTAAGTAATATTCATTACTTTAGTTGGATAAATTAAATAATTAGTAGCCATAATTACACCTTCTTTGTATATTCAAGGTCAATCCAACCTGCACCAGATTTTAATTTACCAAAACCATTTTTTTCATCAACGATAGTAAAAGCTTGACCTTTATAGACCATACCATTACGGCCATGGTTTTTATCTGCGGCTTTCCATACATACAAGCCAAGAGCTGTAATTCTGACAACATATGGTTTAAATACTACTTTTACAGTATAAACCGCTACACCTTTACTATTAAATACAGAATAGCCGTCTCCAGCTTTATCACAAGCCGCTTTTGCATTGATTAAGTTTGCATATGCACCAACTTGAGATTTAGAATCTGCCCAGGTTTTACGTACACGATACAATTCAGTAGTAGTTGTAGTAGGTTTAGTTGTTGGAGTCGTTGTTGCTGGTTTATCTTGAGCTTCGATATTTGCTAAATGTCTTTTTACTTTAGCTACAAAAGTATCCCAATGGGGAAGTATATAAGCTGGACAATATTTCTATGGATACCAGTCATGGTGTGTTTTCATTTTATCAATGGTAAGACCATATTTATGTAAAAGAATTGCCGCCAATAAAGAACCTCTATCTTCGGCTCTCTTGTCATAATCTTTACCAGAGCCATCCATAATAATTTCAATAGCAACGCTTTTGGTATTACCAGGACCATTTGTACCATCAGCGGCATGCCAACCAACTGTATCGTCAGCAAGAATATGCCAACAATCAGTTTCATCAATATAATAGTGAACCACTACGCTGCCCATATTATTATTAAATGTAGCACGAGAATATTGTTCTGCATCATTGGTACCAGCCGCTTCATTAATGTCAGCTGTATTATGAATAGTAATATATTCTGGTTTATGATTTGTTGTATTTAGTTTTCTATTGGAATAATATCTCACTCCACTAGAAGCTGTAATTAATTTTTCTTTAATTTCTAATCCATATAATTTATATGTTTTATCAGGTTTTAAAAATGCCATATTTATTACTCCTTTCTGCATAACTTCAATCAGGGCTAGAAGTGTAAAAATAACTTCTAACCCTAATTAATCTCTTATTAAATATATTATTTACATTTGCTCAGCTAAACTAGCAATATGACTACGATGTATTTTTTGTAAACTTATTTCACCATATATATCAGAACCTCTAAATACTTTAGAAGCTCGCCGCATACCATTATTTTGACCAGCATATATCGCTGAATCTACTTGAGTTTTTGCATCTCCGTCTATAATGCAAATGCTATCTTCTCCAATACGCTGTAAAGCTAATTTCATTAATGTAATATCCAAATTTTGTGCTTCACTAATATAAATACCAGCTTTCATGCCAGTAGTGTCATAGCCACGAATATCAGATAATGGAAGTAAAACAAGTTTTTCTTCTTCTATCATACGTTCAACTTCAATTCTACCACCAAATTTACTGGCAAGAAGATTTCCAATTTGTGAATCTAAAAGTTTTTCATCGCGGGAACCAGGATAAAATCCTAGATGGGCGGAACCTGCTGTCGCTACTGTATTACAAAATACTACTATTTTATCTATTTTACCTGCTTCTAAACGGCTCATTAAATATCCTAAACTTAAAATTGTTTTTCCTGAGCCAGCAGGACCATTAAGCATTGTTATTTTATTGCGGCATAGGCTATCGGCGGCCATTGTTTGATATATATCATCTTTCATAGGCTTGATAACGCCGAAGTGCTCTGAGCGGAAATCGCTATATCTCAAGGCTTGATGTGTTTCGCCGTTCCAGACTGCTGCATCTACCACATCGCCGCTTGCCGCCTCGTGTATTACTACATATTCATTTATATATAGGTCAAAAGAATTATAATCATAATGCTCATAGAAATAGCTCATTTCTTCTTCATTAAGATATACTTCTTTATAACCAGTATAATTATCTTTTGGTTCTTCGACACTTTCTATGCTATCAGAGCCAAACACTGTATTAGCAATATTTTTTAAAGCTAAATCATTTGTTACAAATATGACTTCGTCTGGATGACATTCTTTATCATAATCTACCGCAGTTGCTAAAATTTTAATATCGTTTGCTGAACCAAATTTAACTAAATCATCTGTTAGCATAAAGTCATTATATATCCAAACAATATATTTATCAGTATTTTGACTTAATAGAGCGGTTAACTTTCGAGCTTGATATTTAATATCTTCATTCTTTCGAGCATTAGTTTTAATTTCTTCTAATTCTTTTAAAGTAATTGTTGAAATAATTATCTATTCATCTGAATCATTAAATAGATTATCGGCCTGTAAAAGCAAACTGCTTGTGTCATAAAATTTATAAGTCATTCCTCGTCGTCCTCCTAATAATCATCGTAATTGTCTATTTGGAAACCTATAGCATGCTAAGGCCCAGAATCTTCTACGAGATTATTAATTTTTTGGTTTAATTGTGTCACTTCTAAAGTATATTTACCTTTTGGTATTTCCAATTTAGTTAATATAATAGCCCAAACTGATTCAAATAAAGGTAAAATATATTGTGCTACAATAAATCCTAAGATAAAAAACAAAAAATAATACAAGGTGAACCACCCTTTCTTTTTCATTCCTCTATCTTATATCAATTTTAGATAAATGAGATTATTTATTTTTGTCCAAAATAGCAGATACGTTTCCTCGGGATTTAATATAGGTTTTATATTCATCAATTAAATCTTGTATAGTTTTAAGATCCTTCTGTAAAAAATAATACTGGCGGCGAACTATTTTTGCTTCATAGCTTTTTGGATTATATAGTTTACTAGTTTTCATATTGCAATACAAATGCTTTACAACTTTAAGTTGCGGTTTAATATCAGAATCACGAATATCACGTAAAATATTTAATCTTGCTCTCATGTCTGCAATATCTATACCAGTATATTCACTCATATATTCTTTATCATCTGGATGGCAAATAGCTTCACCTAAAAAAGTTTTACCAGTATTTGTATCTGTTAAAATAGCCATAGCTTTTCCAGTTTCTGGGTCCCATTTATATGTTTCTTTATAACTCATAATAATTCTCCTTTTATTTTATTCTTTAATTAAATTATAGCATTTTTTTTAAGGAAAATCAAGTTCTGGCATTTTGGTTCAAAAATTTACCATGTGCGATTTTTTGGCGGCAACGATATCCCACGACTAGCATCGGG